CTGAACTCTAAAGACTTTGAAAATGTTAGGGCTTTCTCAGTAGAGTATCGACCCGACTTCAATGGTAAGTTAGAGAAGATCGCAAGTTAATACTAATAACTCGACAGCTACACACCAAACACAATTTAAAAAATTCTTAGGTGGTTTCCAAAGTTGCTCTAGGTTGCGAAAATAAATTCTCCCAAATTTTCCCACAGGTGTGTACCAAAAAAACTTAGGGAAAATTTTGGTTAACTCCCAGCTAGATTTTTGGGTTGCCTTGGTTGATTTGTAAAAAAAACTCTTGATTTACCTAGGGGGTAGGCAGGGGGCAGGCGGGGTATACCCATAGATATATATACCATTACCAGAAAATCCCCAAAGTCCTTGTTAACCAACTCTGGGCTATATTTTTGGGCTAAATATTCCGACAATATTCCTAGGAATACCCTAGGGGGTACTTCTAAAAATAGGTCTAGTATAGGTGTAAAGGCCCCCCTGGGGTTCCTATGAACATTATACACCCACATTTCAATTTTGTCTACTACAATAATGTCGCAGATGTAATTTTTTAAAAATAATCCTTGACAAAATTGCATATAAACACTATAATAGGAAAGTATGTATTATTTAAAGGACACACACTATCATAACTTACACAACATACACGAGGTCATCACAAATAATGCATGAAATCAATAAAAAATTAATAAAAAATCTCCCATTTGGTGAGATTATGGAAATAATTAATGCAAAACATGGATTCTTCTATAACGAAAACTCAAAAAAGAAACTTAACAGATATGCAAGAAAAGTTTCTAGACGTATTGTTCGCAGAAGCAAAAGGAAATCCACGAGAAGCAGCAAGATTGGCAGGATACTCCTCCCATTCTTATCCTAAAGTTATTAGGAATTTGAAAAAAGAGATTACAGAATTAGCGGAGACACATTTATCTACACACTCTGCACAAGCGGCTAATAGGTTAATCGCCTTACTAGATGAAGACGGCACTACTCCACAGGCAAGTATTCGTCTAGCAGCCGCTAACTCAATACTAGACAGAGTTGGCATTACAAAAAAAGATCAATTAGATGTAAACATGAAAGCTCTGCACGGTATATTTATATTACCAGCAAAAGATGGAACCGATAAAAATAAAAAAGAGAGCTAGAACAATACCATTTGGTTTTAAACAATCTAGTGATCCAAATTATTTAGAACCCATCAAAGAAGAATTAGATGCTCTGGGTCAAGCAAGAGAATATTCAAAGACTTGCTCACTAAGAGAGACAGCATCTTGGCTAAGTAGAAAAACAGGAAGATACATATCACATGTCGGACTTAAAAAAAGACTCGCAAGAAATAGCACCTCCGAAACCAAAGAAGATAATTCAAAAGAAAGCCAAGAAGTCAACACAACAGATTCTAGCTCGCAGTCGTAAGAAAGTTGCAAAGGCAGAACAATCTCTAAGATCTGCCAAACAGTCAGCAGAAAATATTAAAACTAAACTGTTAACTATAGATAAGTCTTTGAAAGGAAAAGAGACTCAACTACTTACGGAAGATCAAATCGAGAGTGCTCCTAAAAATATACAAGAGCACATAAATCAGCAAGAGGTGATCTTTAAACCTAACACAGGTCCACAGACACAATTCCTTGCAGCTTCTGAAAGAGAAGTTTTTTATGGTGGAGCAAGAGGCGGTGGTAAATCCTATGCGATGCTAGTAGATCCGCTTCGATACTGTTCCAAAGCTCAACACCGAGCACTCCTAATTAGAAGGACAATGCCAGAGTTAAGAGACTTAATTCA